TGGGAAGCGGTCGTCTTGTTACCGAAAAACAAGAGAGAACACGTGATACTCCAAATCGCGTAGTCCTGGATGGGACGCTCTATAGTCTTTCAAGTTTTGCACTTGTTATGTCTTTAATCTCTTTACTTATTTCTTTGAAGAGACGAGATATTGAACCACAAAGTGCAGAAATGGGAACTATGGATACCGGGGACTCTGGTCCCCAAACAGGAACACCTGCTGCTTCTGAATCTCAACAGAATGTCGATTTCGCCGACGTACATCCTGGATTTGAAGACAGTAGAGCTAGTAGTGCTACCGATCCTCTTAGGACATCAAGTGATAAGGATGATGCCACATTGCAGAATTTCTTTTCACGTCCTATTAAGATTGCTGAGATTGAATGGCCAGTAGGCCCTGGCACATCGCAAGATATCACTCTAAATCCTTGGGAATTATATTTCGAGGATAGGAGAGTTATTAACCGTATTGCTAATTTCAAGCTTATGCGCTCACAGCTCAAAATTAAAGTCATGTTAAATGGTAATTCATTTTATTATGGGAGAATGTTGATGTCATATCAACCGTTGTTCACTTTGGACAACTACACAGTGATTAGGCCTGGAATCATGGCTGATCTAGTGGAAGCTACTCAACGTCCCCACATTTATTTGAACCCTACGGAATCACAGGGAGGAGAATTGTTATTACCTTTCTTTACACCAAATAACATGATAGACATACCTAGCGGAGGGTGGTCAGATTTAGGTAGATTAACTTTATCTACCCTGCAGAATTTGAAACACGCTAACGGAGGAACTGATCCCGTTTCGATTTCGATTTTTGCATGGGCAGAAGATGTTCATCTTTCTGTTCTTACTCAAGCAGATCCTGAATCTATTGTACCACAATCCATGGAATATAAAGGTATTGTCTCGAAACCAGCTTCTGTTGTGGCGAAAGTAGCCGGTGCGTTATCCAACGTACCTATGATAAGTAATTTTGCTACTGCAACAGAAATAGGAGCTAGATCCATTGCTAAAATGGCTGCTCTGTTTGGTTTCTCAAAACCGTACCAACCAGAAACAATACCGTTTCAACCAGTGACGAGACAGTCTATGGCTGATACAGATGGGTGCGAGAATATTCTCAAACTTACTGTTGATACTAAGAATGAATTGTCTATTGATCCAACGATAGCTGGTGTTGATGCACGGGATGAACTTGTCATTAATGAGATAGCTTCACGGGAATCTTATTTGACCACTTTCGATTGGTCTTTAGGAACTCCTGTGGAGACACTTCTTTTTAATGTTGTTGTCGATCCTGCTGTTGTACACACTGTTTCTGGCACTTTTCCAGAACTCCATATGCCTGCTTGCTCTTTTGCTAGTATGCCTTTTGAGTTTTGGAGAGGGTCTATGAAGTATCGTTTTCAAATTGTTGCTTCAGGATTCCATAAGGGTCGTCTCAAGTTCGTTTACGATCCTGTTGGAACTCCTGTTACGGGTACAGCTGAATACAATACAGCCTACACTCAAATTGTAGATATCGCTGAACATAACGATTTCTGCATTGAAGTAGGTTGGGGCCAGACAACTCCTTTCAGAGCTCATCAGAACTTAGGACAAGGCGCCACTTCATACAATACCAATAGATTAACTTATCAGAGTTCGAATTTTAATTATGGTAATGGTACGTTGTCAGTTTATGTGGTGAATGAACTGACATCTCCGAACTCAACCGTG